GAATGCTGTGGCAGCTGATGCCAACCTGAATGATGCCAACCTGAGCGGTGCTTAACTCGGCTATGCCAACCTGGGCGGTGCCTACCTGGGCGATGCCAACCTGAGCTGTGCTTACCTGAGCGGTGCCAACCTGAGCGGTGCTTACCTGAGCGATGCCAACCTGAGCGGTGCCAACCTGAGCGGTGCCTACCTGAGCGGTGCCTACCTGAGCGGTGCCAACCTGAGCTATGCCAACCTGAGCGGTGCCAACCTGAGCTATGCCAACCTGAGCGGTGCCAACCTGAGAGGTGCCAACCTGAGAGGTGCCAACCTGAGCGGTGCCAACCTGAGCGGTGCCAACCTGAGAGGTGCCAACCTGAGAGGTGCCAAGGATGCTGAATACGCCATTGCACAAACCCGCATCTTGGCTGAAGGCCAGTTGATCGGATGGAAAAAGTGCATGAATGGCGTGATCGTCAAATTGCAAATCCCAGCTAAGGCAAAGCGCTCACATGCTTTCGGACGTAAGTGCCGCGCTGAATACGCAAAAGTCTTGCAAGTCATTGGCGCAGATGTTGGCATCAGCAATCACGATGAAAAGACGGAATACCGCAAAGGCGAAACCGTCAAGCCTGATTCGTTCTCTGATGACTGGAAAGAAGAGTGTGCAAACGGCATTCACTTCTTTATCACCCGAATCGAAGCTGAAAACTACTAGGAGGATGTGATGACGCTTCTAAGGATTTACCTCTATCGCCGCTCCGTTGGTTTCACTGTTCGGAACGCTATCAAAGACGCATGGCGCTGTGTGCGCGGCATTTACTAGGAATTGACATGACAACAGCAACAGCAGAAGTAAACATAACGCCAGAGATGCTTGCACAAGCATTCTGGGCAATGGGATCAAGCCAGCAAGTTCAATTCTTTGACAAGTTGGCAGATGTGATTGCAGAAGATCACAAGACCAATAAGAACGCTTACAGCATGGGCGAATTGCAGTGGTTCTATGTTGGAGATGATTTGAAGCAAAACAGAAAAGCGCGAGAAATGCTGATGACTATGGCTGCTCCACTTTATCTAACTGTGCTGCGCTGTAACTACTAGGAGATTGACATGTCAAACGCATATGACGATTGTGGAAACAACAGCAACTACTGCTGGGCTTACATGAACACCCTGAGCCGGTCTGGACTGCGCTGGCACGTTTGCGCACTGAGCGCATGGGGACATAGCGGGTATGCAGTGGTTGACGATTTTGGAACTTTGGTTCCGGTGAAATAAGGAAATTGAAATGAGTACCGCACTAACAACGCTGACCACAAAGCTGGCAGCAACTTTCAACATGGGCGATGGCGCAGAACTTCTGCCAGTCCTCAAGGCAACTTGCTTCAAGGGCGCTGTGCAAGTGACTGACGCGCAAATGACTGCCTTGCTGATTGTCGCCAACCAGTACGGACTGAACCCTTGGACAAAGGAAATCTACGCATTCCCTGACAAGCAAAACGGCATCGTCCCTGTTGTCGGTGTTGACGGCTGGAGTCGCATCATTAACAGCCGCGCAGAGTTTGATGGGATGGACTTTGCGCAGGACTCTGAAAGCTGCACTTGCACCATCTACCGCAAGGACCGTAGCCATCCGATCAAGGTTACAGAGTGGATGGCAGAGTGCAAGCGCGGTGCTGGACCCTGGACCACTCACCCTTATCGGATGCTGCGACATAAGGCCATGATCCAGTGTGCTCGACTGGCCTTTGGATTCTCTGGCATCTATGACGAAGACGAAGCCAAGCGCATTGAAGAAGCAACGATGACACGCGCAGAAAAGCTTGTCACAGAAGGCGTACAAGAAACGTATCAGGCGTTTGAAGACGAACACCTGCAACCAATGCGCGAAGCTGCCATGAATGGCCCTGCGGCCTTGCAAGAGGCATTTGCGGCCCTTCCAAAAGGATCAGACAAGACTGCATTCTGGCAAAAGCACCAAGCAGCGTTGAAATCTGCCGCGCAGCAGTCTGTTGTTGTTGATGCAGAGACTGGCGAGGTGATGCAATGATCGTACAAGGCTCCCCCGAATGGTTCCTGCAACGTCTTGGCAAAGTGACCGCCAGCCGCGTGTCTGATGTGATTGCCAAGACCAAATCAGGCTACAGCACCAGCCGCGAAAACTACATGGTGGAACTCGCACTTGAGCGCATCACAGGCGCACGACAAGAGTGCTTTGTGAATGACGCAATGCGCTGGGGGACTGAGACTGAACCCCTTGCACGTGCCGCATATGAGGCTCAGACGGGCGAACTGGTGCAAGAAGTTGGAATGATCCCTCACCCTGTCATTGCGATGGCTGGAGCCTCTCCTGATGGGCTTGTGGGGACTCCTGGAATGCTGGAAATCAAATGCCCCAACAGCGCCACACACATGCAAACCCTGCTGTCTGGAAAGCCTGCTGGTAAGTACATCAATCAGATGATGTGGCAGATGGCTTGCGCCAAACGCGCATGGTGCGACTTTGTGAGCTTTGACCCACGCTTTCCAGAACATCTGCAACTGTTCGTCACTCGGGTGAACCGTGACGATGTGCTTATCAAGCTGATGGAAAAAGAAGTAACTGAATTCCTAGACGAACTCGACAAGATGGTTTTGCAACTCAACGATATGAAAAAGGCAGCATAAATATGGCATCCGTGAACAAAGTAATACTGCTCGGCAATTGTGGCCGTGATCCTGAAATGCGCTACATGCCAGACGGCAAAGCAGTGGCGAACATCAGCATTGCAACCAGCACCAAGCGCAAGGATAAGAACACAGGCGAAACGCTGGAAGATACCCAATGGCATCGCGTAACCTTCTATGAACGTCTGGCAGAGATTGCAGGCGAGTACGTCAAGAAGGGACAACCTATCTACGTTGAAGGCCGCTTGAAGTATGGCAAATACACCGATCAGGCCGGAGTGGAAAAGGCAACTTGCGACATTGTGGCAACTGAGTTGCAACTGCTTGGCAACCGTGACCAGCAACCGGCACAACGCCAGGCACCAGAAGACCCAAAGTCGCAGGCTGGTGGTACATCACGCCCAGCACGTTCTAACTCTGGTGGATTTGAGGACATGGACGATGACATTCCATTTGCCAACCCACTGCGCGGCAATCGCTGGAGCGTGATGTGAGTACACAAACCGAAATCATGTGGCACGAAAAATACAAGATGCTCCAGAACAACATGGACGATCTGATCGAGCAAGTCTTTCTGCAAAAGGCTGCTCTGCTATTGGCTCTCACAGCTTTGGAAGAACATGCGGTACCGAGCAAGTTTGTTCCTGGCAGTCGCGAGAAGCTTATTGACGCTGTGACACGAATTAAGGAGTTCGCATGACACCCCGCCGCCGCACAACAGACCGCCAGCCATCGCGTGAATCTCAGCTTGAGTCGCAGCGCAATCTGCTGGATGAACAGGTGCATTTTCTCAAGCAGGAGATTGCGCAACTGCACCGGGTGATTGAGTCGCTGGCTGCGGAAAACAAGGTGCTGCGGGAAGCTGCAGAACGGTATCGGTGGTTGCGTCATGGTGACAACGATGAAGTAATCCTTGTACCGTGCACTTGGACAACTACCGGTTATTTACCCCGCAATGAAGAACTCGACGCCGCAATTGACGCAGCACTCACAAAGGAGGCCACCAATGGCTGACACACAAGACTGCTCGACCTGTTACCACATCGACGCGCCGGAGGATGGTGATACTTGCAAAACCTGTATCCACTCCGATTCATACCCGAGTTGGGTCGGAGTTGACCAGTACGGAAACCCAAAAGACGGAAGTGCATTCGACCATTGCAGCTTCCCCGATTGCGGGTGTGATGGTGCAAGGCTTTGTCAAGCGAAGAACGGTCCTTCACTTAGCTCAGTGACGATCAATATAGAACGAGGTAGCCTGAAATGAACAACACACTCACCACCCTGCGGGCTGTATCTGGTGCTTTGCGCTGGAACGGAAAGCCGCATCACTGGAAAGCCGCTGACGAGCTGGACACACTCATCGCATCTATGGAAGCGCAGGAGCCTGTGCTGTACCAGTACCGCTGGCTTAATCCGAACAACAACCCAGACGATGTTGGCTTGATGGACTGGAAACTACTGGAGCCGCGCAATCCGTATATGGGTACTGTGCAAGATCGAATTGATGAGCTTGAGGCGTACAGGTATGAAGGCAAGGTTGTATATGAAGTTCGGGCACTTTACGCGCAGCCAAGTGAGCCATCTATGGAAGCGCAGGAGCCTGTGCAAGTCTGGTGCGATACATGCGAAGGCGGTGGCACTGTAGATAACACCCTTGGTGGGGACAACATCAATGCGACTAGCCACGATGAGTGCCCTGACTGTGACGGCAGAGGGTATTGGCATCGGAAAGTAGCGCAGCCAAGTGAGCCAAAGGCCGAGCCGGTGCAGGAGCAGATGAATTCATGCGATACATGCAAGCACTGCGTCCAAGGCAAGAATCCTGTGGTCAAAGTCTATGAGATGGTGTGCTTTGAGTGCAGTCAATACTTTCCAGATAAGTGGGAGCAGAAATGACATACGAATACAACATGATTGATCGTTTCTTGCGAAACAACCTTGATGATGACGATTACGCAGAATTCAGCACCGCGCTCGATTCACTCGCCGACGCACCCCAAGCAAAGGATGAGCAACGACTGACTGATGCGGAGATTTACTCAGTTGTCATCAGCGCAGAAGCAATGACGCCTTACGAGTTCGCCCGCGCTATCGAGAGCAAGATTCGGGGGGATGTATGAACGGCGTATTCATAGACAGTTTTAGCGGCGTGGCATCCGACCTAAAACCAGCGCACCGGACGCCCAACAGGGTGCTTGCAGTGCTTGCAAAACATCCCCGAGTATCAACGTGGGACATGAGCGAACATGCATGGCTGCGCGGATGCATTGACATTCTAGAGCGCGATGGGCATATCGTTGAGGACAGGTCTGAGCCGTACCCGTGGCATCGGTTCAATGTTGTTGAAGGAGCAAAGCCATGACCTATCAATTGCCTGAGGCAGCCATCTGTCTGCCAGAAGCCAAATACGAAGTGCGGAGTGATAAACCACTGCACCCGTTCTACACCGCCGCCCAGATGCAAGCCGCTTACGCTGCGGGAGTAGCGGCAAGAACACTAAGTGATGCACAAGAGGAAATGCTGCAATTCCTGTATGGGAGTGGCGACCTTGAAGGCGTGTGGTTTGGAGAAGTCCACCCAAAGAAGCGCCGTGGCTATTGGTGGAGAGAGAACTTGCGCAAAGCATTTTCACTTAAAGCCATCCGTGCGCGTGGAGAAAGTCTATGAACTGGCTGAAACGACTGTTTTGCAAGCACTATAAAGTGATCTTTGTACGCAACATCTACGGGGATGAAATCATCGAATATGGGTACAAGCGATCCATCTGGAAATGCGATAAATGCGGCGCAATTGTGCCGAGCGATCATTTGGCGCATCCTGGCGAGGATATGTCAGACCTCTCTGCGCTGCGTGGGATTCAGGGGGTGGGGAAATGACACCAGCAGCATGGAGAAACATCAGGGAGCCGCGCCTGGTTAGATCAGAGCCGCCGCATCCGGATTACGCGCATTTGTGGGAGCCGCTGTTTACAAAGCAGCAGTTGGAGGGGAAATGAACGTCCAAGATGCAGCCGAACTGCTCGGCATATCCCCGCGCATGGTTTATCAACTGGCAGCGCCAAACGGCCCAATCCCCTGCTACCGGGTGGGTAAGCGTATCATTTTCGACTCAGCAGAAGTTCAGGAGTACAAAACGTCATGCCGATCTATCGCAATAAAAAGAGAGGTTGTTTCTGCTTTGAGTTCGACCGTCAGATTGAAGGCAAAAGAATCCGCGCTGTTAAGCACCTTCCGCGCACTTGGAATCAAGCCCAGGCTGATGCATACGATAGGCAAGAGTCAGCAAGGCTCTACGCAATCGCAACAAGAGTCCAGCGGGCAGAGTTCACCATCGAGGATGCTGTCGTTAGCTACCTGACTGAAAGAGTGCCAAAGCTCAAGACGGCAGAGAACGTGCGTAGGGAACTTGCATTGATCCTGCCGTACTACCAAGGAAGGCCGCTAGAGGCTCTGGCAGACGTTTGCAAGGCGTACAGGCTAAGTTCCACCAAGGATGATGGAAAGACGCCCCTAGCCCCTGCCAGCATCAAGCTGCGCATCAGGTATCTGACTGCGGCATGTCGGTGGGGATGGAAGAATCACGGCATGGGGGAGACAGACCCGGCTGCTAGGGTGACAGTCCCAGAGGTGCGAAACGAGCGCCATGAGTACGCCAGTCGTGCGCAGATGCTGAAGATTGCCAGACTGTGTACCAACCCAATGGCACGGATGGCGATTCGCATGGGGTTTTACAGTGGAATGAGATTGGGGGAGCTTCTGCGGGCGGAGGTGGTCGGCACGGCATGGGTGCTGCGCGACACAAAGAACGGCGATCCGCGCATTGTCCCAATTCACCCTAAGGTGGCAGTTTGCGCCAGAAAGTTTAAGAAGCTGCCGCGTATCACGGTGCAGACGGCATGGACAAGGGCGAGGAACAAGGCAGGTCTAGAGCACTTCCACTTCCATGATTTGCGCCACTCTACGGCGTCGGCCATGATTAACGAGGGGATAGACCTTTACACGGTGGGGGCGGTTCTGGGACACAAGGATGCACGGTCTACCAAGCGTTACGCCCACCTTGCGACAGATGCCCTGACAGATGCCATTGCGACAATTGGGCAGAAAAACCCCAACAAGGCAAAAAGAAAAGCCGCCTAGGCTATGATTTTGATAGCACTAGACGGCGTGTCTATTGGCGGAGAGGGTGGGATTCGAACCCACGGTACCTTGCGGTACGCCTGATTTCGAATGAAGCATGCGATGCTTGCACTGCGCTGGAACCCGCATGGATATTGGGTCTATGGGTATGCATACAGTGCGTAGAATGACTGGTTTGCACCCTTTTCGTCAAGAAAATCCCAACATGGGCAGGTGCTGACTCGGTAACAAAGCCTATGATTCGGAAATCCCCTATTCATGCGGGTTTCCGTAGTGTGAAACGGTTAAAAGCGGAATCGGTTCCGCATTAAGGAGAATTTGATGGATGATAGAGAACTTTTAGAGCTAGCTGCAAAGGCTGTTGATTTGCCAGAGTGCGGATGGATGGGGCCATCGTTTGAATACGTTAAGGAAAACCGATTTACAGAATGGAACCCACTCGAAGATGACGGCGATGCACTAAGGTTGGCCATTCATCTTGAGATAGGAATTACCATATCCAGTGGAGTGGCATGTGCCGACTATGCAACTGGCGAAGAATCAATTTTTGAATGGATGAATGATGCGGGGAATAATCCTTTTAAAGCTGCCAGGCGCGCAATAGTGCGTGCCGCAGCCGAAATAGGGAAGTCCATGCTGTGACTGCATGTGTCAACCCAAAGGGAGTTTTATGAATGATCTAATTGAAAAGTCAAAAGAAACCGCCTCAAAACTTCGTTTCTATGCACCAAACAAGAAGCACACAACTGAAGCTGCAGTTCGGATTGATGCCCTTATTATGGAAGTGAAAAATTTGGAGCAAGACGCAAAACGCTATCAATGGATACGTGAACTGCCTAACGCTGACAGCTTGAATGTCAGATTCATGGGAGCAGACTTAGACAAGGTGATAGATGCGTCATTAGGTCTTGCTTCCAATATGCAAGAGGACTAGAATATAAATGGGCGCAGGCCGGTTGTAGTCGGGAACCGTTTGTAGCGGTTGCTGGTAATAAGAGGAACTGATCAGCCTCAAAAAAACAGCATAAAGACAGTTAGATTCTGTAGGCGTCCACCATCAATAGTTGATCTGCTTAACCACTTGCGGGTCAATTGCCATGTACTGAATGTCACGCTCACCGGCTGAGTTAAGTGAATTCTTTGGGCCTTGAAATACCACCCCATCATGTCCTTGCTTTTGCAACCATGCGGTGAAACCTTCAGGGCCAAGCTCTCTGCGCCTGGAAAGCATTTCAGACCTGTTGGCAGCTTCCCAATCAATGTTTAGTGGGTTCTTTAAGTCCATATCAACCTTAAGAACTGCACCTCCCGGTTTCCCATCTACCATTGCATATGCGCTTGCATCTGTTGGGCTTTTTGCCGCATAAACACCTTTGCCAAGCCATCCTTGATCTGTCTTGCCAAAGTTATCAAGGTTGAACTTTTCAAAGTTTGGGTTCATGGTGCCGTGGTAGCCAACAACACCTGCCATGCCCATCTGCGCACCCTGCTCTGCCATCAGCGCCCGAGCCAGAGCCTGCTGCTGCTGCGTTGCATTGGTCTTGCCGTAGACAGTAGGAGCAAGTCCTGTGCGCTGCATCATGTCGTTGCTCTGGTTTACAGAGTCGCCAAGGTTGCCAACGAACTGCTGTAGCGCATCGCCGGGGTTGTTGAATGCATCGAGAAGACCGCGCTTCTTTGAGTCGATGTAGCTATAAACTTCGCCTAGTAGTCCTGCCATTTACGCTGCTTTCTTCTGCGTGTATTCCCCAATCGTCACATTGGGGTATTTGTTGTTGATGAAGTTCAGGGACACGAACATGGGATCGAAAGTGCCATCCCTAACGTCGTGAAGCATGAGACATCCGCGCCAGTGCTTGTTACCCTGGTGTCCAAGGTAGTCCTCTTCGTGCTCGTAACACGACCCGGCAATGATGCTGGAAATCATAGACCCATCGGCTTTGAACGCACTAGCTATCTGTAGCCCTTGTTGATGGCCTGCAATCACGCTCATGTGCTTCTTGTTCAACTGAGCCTGTGCAGAGCTTGCGGGTCTGCCCATCAGTCCGGTGGTGAAGTAGTGCGAGAAGGCGACTCCTTCAATCACAACAACCTCTAGGAAGGGGTGGACTTCCCATCCGTCTTCAGCGTAGCCAAGAAGGTCAACGGAAAGTAGGCCAGAAAGCATTGGATCGCTCTGTGTGGCCTTATTTATACGCTCCTCATGGTTGCCCAGTGTCATCACCATGCGAGGCGTATACAGGCCATGCTTGCTCTTGCGCTGCCTGTCGTTGTGTTCCCAGATGGGCGTCATAAAGGCGCACATTGCATCCTTTGAGGCTTCTACATCCTTGTTAAACCTGCGCCCTTCAAACGCCCTGCGGCCTTTGTCGTAGCTTGATAGGCTAGCCATATCAGCAAAGTCCCCGATGCACACAATCACATCGGGCCGCTTCTCCAGCACGTAAGTACCTATGCGTGTCAGGTAGGTGAAGTCAGTGCCGGGTTTTGCCTGCACATCGGGTAGGACAAATATCTTCATGCTAGTAGCTTCTCCAGCAGTACGACAAGCGAGTGTTCTGCTGAGTCAATGGCTGACTCATCCCGAGAGCATGCCGATTCAATCAGAGGCTTTAAGAACACATGCAGAACTTCATGCAAGGCAGTGGAGCGCAGCATTTCATCTGTGATGGGCTGGCCCCAGTCTCTACCGAGAGAGATTGACGCGGCACGGTCTGGGTAGGAGATTCCAACATCAGCCAGCGCGCCTGTCATTGCTTTGCGGCCTGAATGCTCTATGCGCCAGTCTTGCAGGTTTAATAGCACCTGATAGTCAGCCACGTAGCTAAAGAATGACTCAACTTGCTCGGCAGTAGGCGCGTTTCTTGACTTCTTGGTCATACGTCTGAGCCGCAGTAAGAGTGAGGGATTTTGAAAGCCACTAGGCCGGGTTTAATCATTGCCACTTGCACGACGATGTATTCATCCTCGCACTGGACTCTGATCTTGTAAGGCTGGTCTTCTGCGATTGCCGAATGGCACAGAAGGGCAGAGAGAGCGAGAAGGTAGCGCATGGTTTACCTTTCGGTTTTTGATGGCATAGAGTTAGCAAGCAAGGCGTCTTTGTTTTGACTTCCGTTAGATGACCCAAACCAGAATCCCAGGACCAACATGAGCGCACCGTCCATCGTCCCCAAGATGCGCCCAAGAATAATTGGGTCAGCGCCTGGAGGGATGGCATTGAAAAGCATTGCACCTTCAGCCGCCAGTGTCAGCGTGACAACAATCCCCGTAAGCACGGAGGGTGTGTAGGAGCGAGTAGCCATCTGCATATCACGCGCAGAAGCCGTGTCTTTGAATTGCAATTCGGAATACTTAAAACCGCGCTCTGCTTCTTCGTTCTTAAGTTGCAATTCAAGCTTCTTAATTTCTGCAAGTTGCTCAGGAGTTACCCGGCCAGACTCGATTGCCTTTGCAATGTCTTTCTGTGTCGCCCCATCAATGCCGAGAATCTTCCCAAGTCCGGCAACCGCAACCCCTCCAAGAGGACCGAGCAATGCGCTTGCAAGGGTAGGAGCAATGGACGCTATAAAGTCGTTCATTTCCAAGACTCCCCAAGGTACAACTTGCGTTCAGCCTTGCGGCGCTTTGTGAGTCCAGCCATGACCTTGCCAGCGGCCTTGTCCCAGCGTAGGAATTGGTCAGCAGCAGCTAATGCACTGTCAGCGTTAATCATGCGCAACAGTGTGGAACTGCCGAAGTTTCCTAGCCCGATGTTGTAGGCCAGGCAAACACATGCGCTGAACTGGTCGCTTGTGACTTGCGTATGGATCAGCGATGCCACGCCATCCTCAAACTTTGCGAGGTCGCGCAGCAGCAGGGTTTCTGCCATGTCCTGCGAGATGTAGCTGCCCATCTTGACGTTACCTGTGTGGCCATAACCGATGCTGATGGGCTCTCCGTTTGTGGCTGGATCAGGATAAGCCACCAGAGAGCATCCCTCGAAGTGCTTTACAAGCTCAAACCCTTCTTTGTTGATCTTCATTTGCTACCCCTCTCGATAAGGCGGTCTAGCTTTGCGTCAAGGCGCTGGAACTGGTCTTGCATCAACTTCAAAGCTTCTTTCAGGCTGTCTGTCTGCTGCGTGTCTCGCTGGTGCAAAACCGCTGTATCTGCTTTAAGCAGTTCAATGTCTTTGGCAAGCTGACCGATGAACCAGATCACGCCAGCAAACTGCGTCAGCATTGCAATGATTAGGGCGATGGGTACTTTCTTATCCAAGTGCCAAGACTCTTTAGGACTGAGCCTGCGCTCGATCCCTGCGAAATCAGATTCAGAGATAGTCATTAGCAGTGGCTCCCTACGGGGTCAATCGTGTTCAGCAACTTTGTGCACACAAAGTCAGCTACCTTTGTCTTCCAGCCAAAGTCCATCAGCCGGTAAATCTCAAAGCGTTCTGATATGGTTTTCGTACCGGCAGGAGGTCTGCCCATGAGCGTGAAAAGAACCGTCCAGTTGATCCACACGTCAACCACAAAGAAGCCAATCAGCAGGGGCGCGAACAGAGCTTTGTTGTAGGTGTTCAGTTCACCCTTTTGCCATTTGCGGTAAATCGTGATCGCGCAAGCAAAGCCCCAATAGAACAACAGGGACTGCCAGAGATAATCGGGGAAGTCTGGAAGGTAGTTCATCAGATGTACTCGTAGACAATGACCATGCCAGCACCACCAGGTGCGCCTGTGTAAGGGGTAGCCGCATCAGTGCAAGCACCTGCACCGCCGCCACCGTTCGTGCCGGCAATACCGTTAGAGCCCGTTCCTGCGCCCGCACGACCACCGCCTCCAAAGTGACCTGATCCACCGTTCCCGCCGTAGCAAGCAGAAGCGTTAGCAGAGCCTCCAACAGATTGACCAGGGGCACCAGTGAGAAGAATTGTTCCGGTAGTACCGACGCCAGGAGCATTTGCACCAACACCAGCCGTTGACGATGAATTTCCGACGCCACCACCGCCACCCGTTGCAACCGCCCATGTGCCAAATGAGGAATTGCCGCCTGCGCCACCCGTTGCGCCAATAGCGCCGCCCGTGCCAGCAATGCCGATAGTGATGGTTTCCGATGCTGCTAAGGATGATGCAGGGATGATTCGTTGAGCGTATCCACCTGCCGAGCCGCCCGCTGCATTGGTTCCAGCCACAGCAGCAACACCGCCACCGCCACCACCACCACCTTGCACTTCAACCAAAATGAAAGTGGGGTTGTTTACAGACTTTGCATAGGTTGTGCTGCTTGTGTATGCCGTGACGTTGAGTAGCCGACCTCCGGCCTTCACAAAAGCCGTTGTTGCAATGGAAGTATCGTTATCAGATGTAGACGGCGTTGGGGCTTGAGGATCGCCCGTGAACACCGGGCCAGCCAATGGTGCAGCACCAAGCGCTACCAATGCCAACGGCGCAGTAATCGCCCCAGTTCCACCAGACCCAATTGCCAAAGGAGTGGATGCGCTTGGAATCTGGTCAAAACGGACGGAATCTAAAGCAGCAGAGCCAGCGGCCAACCCTGTTAGCTTGTGGCTTGCCATTGGAAGATCAGCAGTCGGTGGGCTTTGACCGTCCCGCGTAACAGTATTGCCAAGACCAGTTGCAATGTCCTGAATCGTGTTATTGAAGGCTGACGAGCTAATGGTTGTGCCGGAAACTACAGGGTTTCCGGGGGTGTATGGGGCAAAGCTGCCTGCGCCAGAAAAAGGCATGTTGATCCTTAAATGAAAAAGCGCCACAATGGGCGCTTTGGGGGGTTTATGGAGTTCACTGAATTCATGTGGTGGAAGCTGATAGCACTTGCGGTACTAGCCTTCCTGTGGAACTTTTTTGCCGCTATTGGGCGGAAATAGCCGGGGCGCTGCGCAGTAGCATTTGCTGTGCGGTCTTGTTGTTCAGTGCTGCGCCTAGCTTTGCAGCGTTGGACAGCGTTGGAGCCCTGTTGACAAGCGCCTCTTGTGCGCCCTTCCTGAACATTGCAGACCGAGCAACAGCAGGGGCTACAAACGGCACGGCAGCAGCAGCCAGACCAGCAGGCCCAGCAGCAGCGAATCCACCACTTCCCATCAACGCAGATGCCATCGACTTGAGGTTATGAGAGGCAGGGCTTCCAACTTGCTCCAGGGGCTTTGCCACCGTCTTAAAGGTGTTGGCGAACTTTGCAGCAGTCAGCAATTCACCAGACAGAGGCTTACCCTTTTGCAGTTGGGCAGCTAACTTCTGAGGGTTGATCCCTCCGCTACCGTCAACAATCGCATTCTCTACAGTGAAGCTCTTTGCCATGTTCTGGCGTGACTTCCTGAAAGCGGCTAGCAAATCAGCCTGTCCAGACTTTTGCAGGTCGCGCTCGATCACATCCTCATAGGCTTTTGAGATTTCCTTGTAAGCCTTGCCGATGGCTGTATCACCCTTGCGGAAAGCCTCGTCTGCACTCTCCCGCAATAGCTTCATTGCGTCCACTGCGTCACCAGCATCAAACCCGCCAGACTTGTGCGAGTCAACGATTGCTTTAATGTCGTTGCGCTGAACAGCAGGAATAGTCCCTTTGCCGGTGTACTTTGCCGCTACGTCATCCAATGCTTGAGTGAATGCGTTATCCGTCTGGACTGTTCCAAGTTGACGCACTGGCTCATATCCTGCGGCATGTTCTGCTGCACGGTAAGCCTGCATTGCCTCTTTGGTCAGTGGTGCATCATCAGCCAAACCTAGAGCCTTACGGGCCAGCCCATCTGTCACTTGTGCGTTATGCACAGACGCCAGTTGCTGTGTCGCCTGTTTGCCAGAGATAGACTCAATCACCTGATTTCCGAGAGATGGCTTAACCATGTTCGGCGGGATTTGATAGCCTACCTCGATAGACTCACGCACCGTGTCGTTCTTTGGCGCATTACGGGAGAAGTCTTTCAGGCGCTCTGCAAGTTTGCCAGCAGACGAGTTTCCGATTGCAGTACCTGCTTTGCCAGCCAATTGGACAACGCCAGGTAAAGCGCCTCCAATCAGCAAGCCTGTTCCTGCTTCTTCAGGATTTACCATGCCAGCAGAGATTGCGCCATTTATCGCGCCACCAGCCGCACGAGTCGCGACACCAGCCGTACCAGTTGCGCCATTGGCAGACATGCCACCAGTGCGCAAGGCATCAACCAAGGCAGGAGCAGCCGCAGCAACGCGAGGCGCTACCTTTGTCAGCACATTGGCAGCAGCGCCACCAGCACCGGCAGTACCAGCAACCTCGCCAGCCAACTTGCCGCCCTTGTAGAGCATTGAATCAGTCTCTGCGCCCATAGTCTGCAAGCCCGCGTCCATGTCTGCACGACGTTGGCGGTTTGACTCAAGAGACAAGCCTTTGCCGTCCATTGCGTCTTTTGCCATGTCAATCGGGGCAAGAATAGTTGCACCAATAGAGCCAGCACCACGCAGCAGGCCAGCAGCAAGATTTCCAGCGCCTTGCTTAACGTCTTGCATCACAGTTGTCTGCGGTGCAGACTGTTTTCCACCATCAATGCCAGTTACAGCCTTGCCGAAGTCCTTTTCAGCCCTGCCTTGCACATCTTGGGGCGTAAGCGTATCTGGCGCATTCTGATATGTATGGCTAGTGCCATCATCAAAAGTGATCGTGATATTGCGCGGCATTACCAGTTACTCACGGTTGCGGGTTTATTGTTACTTGGTGCAGCAGGAGCGGCGGGAGAAGCGGGAGCGCCACCCGGTTTCATGTAGGTTCCGCCGCGCAAGGATTCGGCTTTTTGTTGGTTGAAGTTGATGCGGTTATTGGCAGATGCAATAGCCCTATTCAGGATTGCTTCTCTCTGCTCTGGCGTCTTGCTGGACGATGCTTGCAACTCAAGCAAAATCGCACGCTCCCCCTCTGTGGGGTTGCCGCCGAAAATTGACTTCATGGACGCAAGGGCTTGGTCTTGGATGATGTTGTCCATTGCGACTGTTGCATCCGCTCCCTTGTATGTGCCTGGAAGATTGCTTGCAACTTTTGCCCGGACTCCAGCGCCATAGCCTGAGTAGGCTTCTTTGTTCAACTTGAGCGCTTGATTGAGAGAGTTGATGGCTGAATTTCCAGCCTGAACAGCATCATCCGCTTCAAACATTTCCTTTTGAGCGATTGGAGACAGGTTCACGGCAGTATTCTTTGCGCCTTGCACTGGCTTGCCATCCGGGCCAACAATTGGAACAGCACGGCCATTTATCAACTGTGCGGGGCCTTCAGCCGTTTGGATGATCTGCGCTTGTGGCGCGGGACGATTGGCAGCAATAGCCCGCTGTGTGTCGCGCTGCGCTTGAATCATCATCTCGCGCAGTTCCTTCTGTGCTTGCAGGCGTTCCGCTTGACTTGCACGCTGGTCTTCCATTCGCGCCTTCAACTCTTCCGCACGGGCTGCACGGGCTGCTTCTGCCTCTTGTGTGCGCCATGCGCGGTTGTCTACACGCTCTTGTTGCTGCGCCTGCATTTCCGGCATCTTGGCTAGACCTTGCATGCCAAACTGCTTTAGGGATGGGTCTTGCGATTGCAAGGCGCGAGAGTACGCAGCGGCAGGATTGGCGGGCTGTGCGGGCATCCAGGGTCCTTGCTGACCCTCTTCTGGTTGTGCAATGGCTTCGCGTCCTGCGAGGTCAGAGGAAACACCGGCCCACTCTTCGTTAGTCTTGCCACGTACAGCGTCCGCCAAGGCTTTCTGACCAGAGTCAACCTCGCCCTGCATCTTGTTGCCCACAAGAGCCTGCGCCATCTTGTTAAGACCCTGCGACCACGAAGGGGCGATGTAATGACCGCTCACCATGTCGCCAGATGATTGCTCCATAGACTGCTTGCGCAGCATGTCGGCCATTTGCTGACGCCGGGCCAGTTGCGCCTGCTGAACGGTGAAGTCTGATGTGTCTTGTATTGGCATGGCTTACTTGCTGTTAAATAGCGTTGTACCGAGGCCGAACAAACCTTGTGAGGTGTTGTTGTTGTTCGCGTTGTTCGCGTTGACGCCACCAAGAGCCGCGTTGTAGCTGTTCTGTCCGGCAGTCACTTGGCTGGATGCCGTTGGAGCAGTGGAGAATGTCGGGTTAGTCACTTGCGAACCATTCTGCAAGGCGTTCAACTCGTTCAGAGGTTGATTGCGGTTCGTCATGCCTTGGCTGTACTGCTGCGCCTGTTGAGACTGGCCCATGTTGATGCCCTGTAAGGCTGCTTGCGTGTAGGCGTCATTGCGCTGATTGCCGAAGTCGCTTTGTGCGTTCTTCCAAGCTTCAGAGCCTTGCGTGATACCTTGATTGGCTAACTGTGTATTCAGTTGATTGCCTTGACGATCTAGCATCGGGTTGATGCGGGCCATCAGTTGGTCAGTGGCTTGATTGGTTGCTTGTGTCGGGTCGTACACGCTAGGCATTGCGCCGTTCAGCGTAGAGCCGAGCTTTCCAGACAAACCAAGAGCCAAGTTGCCTTGGTTGCTTTTCAGTTGGTTGGACTGGTCAAGTAACGCCTGTTGAGCGGGAGACAGGGATTGTGTGTTTGTCCACTGGTTCCCGTTCTGCGACCAAGTAGACGATCCATAAGGAGTAACCTGATTCACCCGGTTGGCTTGCGTATCAGCAGCAGCCAATCCTGCATAGTCTGGCGTTGCCGGAGCCTTCTGAGTGCCAGTCAGACCACCAATCAAACCAAGGCCAGCCGCAGCAGTTCCAACGCCCTGAGCGGTCCAGGTGCTAGGGTCGAGAATATCGTCATACCATGCCATTTTTGTTCCTTGTTAAAAGCCGCCGGGAGCGTTGCTTCCAGTGCCTGAATTCATTGAATTCGATCTGTCGCTATAGCCGCTACCATTCCCGCCACCACCACCGCGAGTAAGAGCCTCTGCCAGTGCACGCTGTTGAGCGGTTGCAGGGTCTTGTTGCATCGGGTTGGATGCCATGCTTGGGGAATTCAATGCAACACCGTCACCACTCCAGCCTTGAATAGCTGCCAGTGCTGCGATGGGGTCGCCATATCCGTTATTCGGGTTGTTGAGCATTCCAAGAATGTCTTGGTTGTTCATGTTGTACGCAATGCCGTTCTTCGCAACTGCTTTGAATGCGCCGAGGGGCGTGTAGTTCATCCCCATCGCAAAATCCTTAATGGCCTTGTCGGTGTAGAAGCTTTGGTTTGCGTCAGTGGTTGCGCCTTGACCTATACCGATCTTCCCGCTTGTGCCATCCCAGCTAGAGCTAAGTCCATGACCATTGCCAAAGGTGTTGATGCCCTGACTAACCACATCGTTTACAGCAGTGGGGTTGCCAAGCAAGGAGCCTTGATAGGCTTGACCTGATTGAGCGGGACTGCTTGATGCTTGCGCAGTCTGTGTAGGCTTCTGCTCGTAGCCATTCAAGCCGACAGGCGCAGACACGTTAGGCGAGGAATTGAGCAAGCCGAGGTTGTACCGTGGGCCGCTTACAGACCGTAGGAAATCTTCTACTTCACGCATAACCTTGCCCCTTTTCAAAGCAGTAATCAGATGACTGCCACTTAAGGCCGCTTGAGCTGCTTGCTGCCTTGATATGGAGCGCGGCACAGTAGCCCACTCCACCCACAGACTGCCAACCATTAGAGATGGTGAAAGAGCCGCCCCATGTGCCGGTGTCCCAAGTGGATGAATCCCAAGTTCCAGCAGACGAGGCCGTTACAGAAGGAGTGCCAGTCGGCGCAGTCATGTCAAAGTCGAGGTTGAGGCCAAGCACTAAGCCCACATTGGCAGACTCGATAGCAATGATGGGACGCGCCATCGTGTAGCGCTTCAATGTCATTCCACCGTGGTACTGGAAGGAAGCCAGAGCCTCGCCACTGATGTTCGTTCCTGCGTCACTCGTTCCAGAGTAGGCACGCATCACCTTGCCATTCATGCCCATATAAAGAGCGTTGCCCATCTTGACGAAGGTCGTAGCGTCCCATCCGGTAAACCTGCACCAAGCGCCATTCAATGCGTACATGACGTACTGTTGGCTTGTGGTCGCACTGGTAGGCACGTTCATCACAACCAGGTTCTCTTCGGGAAATATCGTTATCTCCCATCCGAACAGCGAACCATAGAGCGATGTGGAAGCGCTTACGGCCTCTTGTATCTTGTCGCTGATGGCAATGGATGTATTCGTCCTGGCAGACAGCAGAGCCTTGGACAGAGGCAATACACCGTCTTTAGACACGATCAAGGCATCTGCACCGTATTGGGTGACGCACCGACGGCCCACAGGAGCGCCAACAGTGAACACGCCCACCAAGTACCAAGTTGCTGCGCTAGATGGGTCTATGCCCTTGTAAACGGCAATCTCACCCTCTGAGCTAATGAACACGGCAAAGTCATCCATGCCCGTGCCAGAGTCTGCCGAGATAGTCGCCATTGCCACCAAGTAACCACCAGCGCTAAAGAGGCTGGACAGGTCAAATGATTGGGCTGCACCACCGATAGACACGACAGGCAGATACCACACCCGGCATGAATCCTTCTCAGTGAACCACAACCGACGCTGGTACACATTCACATGGACTAATGACGTTGTCGTTACGCCAGTGATTGCGGGAGTGGACGCACCGTCGATAGCGGTCCATGTTGTGCCATCGTACAAACGGGGCTTGTCTGCACCGTTGACCATATACATGAACTTTCCGCCAGCAGTAGCGAAGTTCGTAGTCTGCCAGCGTGCGTTAGTTAGTCCGGTTTGTACAGCAGCACCGACAGCGCCTGCGGTTGTCGCGTCATAGATCGCAGTGCCAGCAGCGGCAAACATCGAGTAAGTCCCTGCTGCTTTAGCGTACACAGCCAGAGTCTCCACCGTTCCAGTAATGCCGGTCACGTGGTTGCTAGAGCCTGCACGCAAGACTACTTCAGTATTCTTGGGTACGAAGTTGTCCAGAATCACCGCATCCTGCTTGCCCATGTTCGCCAGGGCGTCACGAGCGTTCCATCCCGCCACAGGAGCTGGGAATGTGACAGTGTTAGCTATGCGCCGCCCGTTAGCCATGCCAAGACCCATCTGGAATGTTGCGGTTGGTCAGCAGGACAGAGCCGGACATAGGGGACATTGAGAGAGTCGGGGCAGACTTGTCCTGTGCCTTGCAGATGGCAAGGTAGTCCATGTATTCCTTGTACGCTGCGGTGTAGTCAAAGCCCTTGGTCTGCAACCAACGCAACTTCACGCCAGACAACATCAGCGAATCGTCGTAAATGAACGTGTCGCTATCGTTGGTGAACTTGGTTTTGTACGTCACACCGTCAGCAGCCAGCGCCCATGCGTTGGAGATGTACTCAAAGGCAAGGTTGACGTTAGCAGCGGGTGGAGGATTGATCGAGAGAGTGCCACCTTGAATGCGGAAGCGCAGACGCGGGCCTGCGTACACAATGCCGGACTTGAACGACTGCCAATCTTGTGCAGACTGCGGGCCAAGCAAAGGCCAGCGATTGGAGCGGTCCCACTCCGTTGCGGGAATCTGTTTCAGCCAGTCGCTCGGCAAGGAGTATTGCACCTGCCCAAAAACCATGTCAGAAGAGCCGTCACCAGTCGCCGGAAGGTTCAGCGTAACTTGCGAGGAACTATCCACACTGACGATCTGCGCAAAGGGGGCTACGTTCGTTCCAGAGACGCCATACAAGTTACTAAGCCCTGCTGCAGAGCTAAGTCCTGTAATCACCTTGGAGCCGCTTGTGGTGGTTCCGGCGAGCGTTGTGGAGACTGTTTGAAGGATGTATTCCTTGTCCAGTCGTTCCCATTCAAAGTCACGCGCAAGGTCATGCCCGAATCGGTTAGCAAGAGCCAGAATCTGCGTGATCTGTACGTCCTGCGATGTGACAACCTGAGTAGGCGAGGCAATGCCTAGCTCTAAACACAGGTTTTGAACCAATTCGAGCAATGTCATTTACGCTTCCTCAGTTTCGCGCACAGGACGGCCACGCTTTGGCTTGTCTGCTAGTGCTGCGAGTTCATTGATTTGCCGTTGTAGGTCGGCAATGGTTTGGTCTTGCCGCTCAATCACGAGGGCTTGCTTTTGGGACAGTGCGCCGTCTTTGGCCTGTTCCAGATATGCTTTTGCAGCCGTACGGTCAGCCATCGCACCCATAGCCACTTTGTTGCAGATTTGATCGCTCATGCCTGCCACATTTTCCACAGTCTTGACGCCCATCGCTTTGTAATTGGCAACCGATGCGGGAGTGAGACGCGCCCATGCTTCCAATGGGATGCCGTCCACGCTAGGCTCCAAGCCTTCTTTGTAGCGGGCAAAGTGATTGGGCCAGCGTTCTTTGTCTTTGTCGGTGACAGGCCGCTGAATCACGGTGTTCATGTCGCCGGGGGTTGCAATCTCGATAAAGTCTCGGTCTTCGTAAACAGGGTGGCCTGCTTGTTCGGACGCATAGCCCATCAGAAATTTGTCTTGGTAAAAGCGGATAGAGATGTTCTCAGCCATTGGGGTTGCCCTAGGTGATAAAAGAAAAGGAGGGCCGAAGCCCTCCACGGTTTAAGCCGACAGAATGGCGAACCAGTTTGTCGAGCTTGTGCCAACGAACATTGCACGGCCACCAGCAGCGACAGAGAAGCCTGCGGTAGTAACGGTCAATGCGTTGATCTGTGCGCCTGTGCCGGGATACACAAGCAATGCATTTGCGCCGGAGTTGACAACCACGATTGCCGAGCCAGACTCAGGCAAAGGCAGGCGCACACCAGTAGATGCGGCAGTGGTTGTTACACGGTTGATAGCAGCGGAAAGAGCAAGCGCGTCGGTGTTGCCAGTACCTGCGGCAGTGAGCGTGTCGCCCACATCACCGCAGATATTCACAGCAGCCAACGACGACAGGCCCGAACCCATAAGACGGGAAGGGATTGCCATCGTTTACTCCTTAGACCGAAGCTTTGCCGAAGAAAGCTTGGTCACCTGCAACCATCGCCGTTGCAGGCGATGTGTAGGAGCCACCAGAGGAGGTTGCCAAGAAGGTAGTTGCATTCACTGTACAGACTGCCGTAGACGCCGGGATAGCGCCGTTGGCTTGAGCGTACACATACAACTTGCCGTCAGAACCCCACACTTGAGTGCCGAGACGGGCAATCGGGCGCTGGGCAAAGGAGGTGATGTCAGCCGTCGGGATGACGCCAACAAGGTCAGCGCCGGGGAGGTCGCTGATGGTAAACGGAGTAGCCATGATAAATAAATCCTTATTTGGGAATTTGAGTTAGAGCGCGTTCAATCGACCATCCAAGCCGGTCAATCCTTGACCTCAAGGTATGCCAGCCAATCCCAGTTTCTATGGCCCACTCTGCCAATGTCTGGGTCTTACCCATGTACTCAATCAACCTGCTGTTGCGCCGGTTGTTAAGTTGGTCTGTGTAAGTTGCCCAACGGCAGTTATCGGGCGAATATCCCAATTCGTTGTTAATGCGCTCTAAGGTGTAGCCTTTCGGCCTATCGCCCATGTCAGCAATAAAGTTGCTGAACTCAAGCCATCTGTCACAAACTGAAATACCACGCCCGCCATAGTCTGCGTAGCTAAGATTTCTAGGGTTCCGGCAGCGGTCAAGCATTTGCCGCCAAACACCATTCACATGAGTGCGCGACATTCCATGCTTAACCCGCTTTTCGTCATTCCAGCAGCCACAGGAAATAACCTTGCCTCGTTTCAGGTCTTGCCCGTAAACGATTGAAGTCTTCCCGCAGTCACATTGACAAAGCCAACGAGCGTTGGTGTCTTTCTTTGAGGGCGGGTTAGGCCCTCTTTCAATCACCAACAACCTACCGAACCTTTGACCAGCACGATCAATTAAACGCATAGCAGCCTCCTTGCAAGTTACATTGCAATTATAGCCGCCTCCTGATTAAATGTGAAGTGCCGGTTAGGCCTTCAACACTGCTGAGAATTGAGGGCCGCTGGATGTGAGGTTACCAGCCCAACCTATCAATTTTACCACAGCGTCTTGGTTGATGGACTGGCGTTCGCCACCAATCGGCACCATGTTGCGGTCGCGGTGCGGGCGCAGGAAGATGTAGTCAGTGTTGAGCATGTACATACGGTTAGAACCGATAGCACCGCCGATACCGCCATCCAGAACAACGTCCATAGACTTGCCAGCACCAAAGTACTTCAGTGCGGTGAAGCCGGCAGCGCCCATCTCTTCCGACGCAATACGCTGGATGCTTTGCAGCGATTCCAGATACAGGCGGTAGTAGTTGGTATCAGCCACGCAAATATCAGCAGCATCATTGCCACGCACCAGTTGGATAGCGACGCGGTTCATGTAACTCTGAATGTTTGCAGAGGTAGCAGCAGCGCCGCCGTCAGTGGCAGCACTGAAGGCGATATTGCGCCAGAAAGACCAAGTAGCACGGTTGATGCCGCCGTATGTGCCAGACGAGGGAGCGTCAGCAATAGCAGCTTGCAAGCCGGTGATGTTCTTGGAACTGTTGCCAGTGCCGTCGCCGTAGATGCCGGTGGACAGCGTGTTCATCAGTTGCTTTTCAGCGATCTGAATGCGCGACTCCAGCAGGTCGATGATGGCCTCTTTACCGCTGTTCATCAGTTGGTCAAGACCAGAGATGGAAACGGCAGCAGCGTACTGCTTGATGTCGAACTGAGCCGCAGTGATAGGGCTGTTCGGGGTGATGTCGATCACGTCATAGCCGGAGTAAGAACCGGCGTTGATGGTGTTCGAGTCGTTGTACATGATCTCTTGCAAGATCACGTTACCACCGCTGAAAGGCTTAACATTGCCCTTCTTTTGGAGGCGATTCAACAGAGCATTTTGCTTTGTTACGTTGTCAGCGAGCTTGCCGCTGCGGGACTGAATTGTCGAGGTGACAATATCGGTCAGGTTGGGAAACGAGGCCATTTAAGGTGTCCTTATCAAGAATTAAATTGCGACTCAAGCAAAGCGCGTAAGTCGGTTGGGTTTGCACTGTTAGTGCTGACAGGCGATGAACCTTTCACAGACACAGAGGCGGATTGCGCTCTCTTTTGCTGCATTGCTGCGCGTGCTCGTTCCTCTGCCGCCTGGGTCTGCTGTTGGAGTAGCCCGGTGCGTAGGTCTGGTCGCGCCCATATCGCCATGTCGTATGCAGCCGCTAGGTCTTGGGCACGGCCAGCTTGTAGAAGCGCGGCCATATCCTCCCGGACTGCATCGAAATGCTCTTTGCCTTCAGAGAATTGCGCAATGGTGCTGTTGAGCGTTTGCGCTTCCTGCTGTTGGCGTTGCTGCTCTCTCATGCTTTCTGTTTGCTTGAGAGAACGAACCTCGTTTAACAACTGCTGATAGGCCGGATCGACCTGTGGCGGTTGTTGGATGTTTTCTAGTGACACACCGTAATCGGATGCCAGTTGTGCAAAGTACGCAGCCTTTTCATGCGGCGCACTGTTGCGAAGTAGTTGGTCTGCCTTGAACAGCGAACCGATTGCAGCCTCTGGCGTCACGCCTAGTTGCTGGATGGTTGACTGATACGGAGCTAAGACTTGTTCATAGACTTGCGCCCGTTGCGCGTGTTGCTTGTACTGCTCAATTCCACGGTGGAAATCAGCCTCACGGCGCAGCACATCGTCCTGCACGTGCGATGGGAGCTTTTCCCACTCTGCCTGTGTCTCTTTCTTCCATGAAGAAGGCGGACGTTTGGCGGGAACTTCAGGAATCTCTGCCACTTCAGCAAGAACCTCTGCGACCTCATTAACAGGCGCTGGTTCGTCTTTCTTAGCAAACCTGCCCGATTCATCACGCACACGGTCTGCGCGTTCTGTGGGCGTTTCTACAGCCTCTGATGGGGCTTCCTGTGCTGCTTCGGTTGTTGTTGGTTCAGCAGCATCTGCAAACGCACTTTCAAGTGCCGAGCGCAGGTCATCGCCGCCGCTTTGGGTTTCCAAATCGGTCATAGATTTCCTTGGGACGTAAAAAAAGCACCTCTAGGGTGCTGTGTGAGTTCGGCGCTTCTCAGCGTTGATCTGATCCCCGTGCTGAGGGGATGGGGTTGGAGATGGTTACGCCAAGCCGAGCTTGGTCAAATTCACCATGATTGGGCGGTTAATTTCAAAGTATCCGGTTCCAGTAGCGAAAAACTGAAGGCTGATGCTTGTCCCACCAGTGAATGTAAATTCTGTGTACGAGTAGATGGAATTTCCTGTGGCCCCTCCAGTCTCGTTAAACAGCGGCTGAGAGGGTGCCAACCCTGTCACAGATTGCGCAAAACAAGTGATTGAAAGCGCCCCTGCAACATCAACCCAACGTAGTCTGAACCCAATGGCTATCTTGTCCCCAATAGCCCATCCAAGCGATGCAAGCGTATAGGTTGTGCTACCGAGTCCCGCGTTCACGGCTGCTGTGCAAGTGGTTCGATACCACGAACCAAAGTCTCCCGCATCTGGAGCGGTAACGCTATACGTTGCTCCAGAGCCAATGTTGAACCAACCGTTTGAATTAAGCGTCCCGCTGAACGAAACCGCGTTATCAATCGCAGACCCCGCGTCAGTCTTGGTATCCGTCAAGGCAAGCAGGGGGTATGACCCCTTTGTTGGCCCAGCGATCAAGTTCGATATGCTTGGCTCCGCAGCTACTCCGCCGATAGAGTTTGGGTGAACAGCATCAAGGTTTAGCCCGCTGGTATATGCCCCGGCAGCCGTTGCAAGTGGAGACCAAATATCCGCATGCCGAATGTTGTATTTGTAGCAGTAAAGTTTCCGCCACACTTCATGCGCCACATACCTTGGGACGTTGGCGCCCGTATTCGTAGGAGGTAGGCCAACGTCAAGCGGCTCCATCCCAGCGGCTTTACACGCATTCCAGTTTGCTATCAGGTTTGCACGCAGAGTAGCCTCTGGCACGGCCTGCAAAATGTCGTTGACGCCTCCGTCAATTACACAAATTTTCGCGCCAGAGGCGGCAGCAGATGGTATTTGTGCTGCAATTTCATCAGTTCTCTTGGACGCTACTGCAAAATTCCCTGCAAATTTATATGGCAGCGTCTGTCTCTTCACCGACTGCATGAACATAGACCCGCCCGGCGTGGCTCCTTGCTGTATGCTATCTCCAGCCCCAGCCACGGAAAGCAATTCAGAAATTCCGCCCCCACCACCCAGCGCAATCACTTGATTCGGAACGCCGCCAACTTGGCCAATGATGCCTATAGCGTTTCCGCTGCCGTCTGTGGCAAGAACTGCGGGCGGCGAGTTGCTTGTGTCGTTCTTTGGCTGGCCGATGCCGAGTGCATAATGCTGCGTGCCGGTGATGTCTACATGTGCCATGTTGTTACCTATTAAAATGTCTAGCCAACTCGCGCTTTACTTCCGCAGAGTCGTATTTGGGTTGTGTGGGCGCTTTGATCTTCTCGTTGCCAAGTTCAATCAAGCGGTGTTGTTTCAGGTGGCTTCTGTGTGCTGATCTGGAGCTAATCCATTCACCTGTTTGCATGGACTGGTATACTTGAATGTCAGGCATCACCTGATGGCTCTGGAATGTCCCCTTGTCCATCATTTGCTTCGATGCCCTTCTCTTTTCGTCCTCT